ACTTTCAGATCACGGCCTGCCGCCTTTTGGATGTCAGCAATCGTCTCGCGCAACCACTTGTCCTGCGCGGGCGTAAAATGGTCCGAAAACGCATCCGTAGCCTGACCACCCTTGCCCCCCTGTAGCGCAAGATGGATTGTGTTTGTATTCCACCCACGCGCGCCCGCTCCGGTTTCATCCCAAACATCGCCGTCACCATCTAGATCACGCCCCTTTGCGGTATCGCCTTCGGGGGTGCAAAGCATCGCATAGGCAACGCCACTCCATCCGTTATCTTTGACGTGCCACCGCGTGACCTCCGCCATAATCAGATCCGCAGACTGCCCCAATCGCCACCCTTTAGGCGTGTCGAGGCAGTGGACCATAATCGTTTTTTTGTGTGCTGGAATTTGCATGGTGTTCCCTCATGAGTTCATGCCGCCCTTGGGTGGCTTTTGTGTGAATTGCGGTTAAGACCACCTGCGAAAATTTGACCGGCGCAAGGCGCAGCGCGCCCACGTGCCACGTCCATTTTGCCTGCCAGTGGAAGCCCACCGGATCAGACGTGCAGTCCGCCGCCCACTCGATTGACCAGCGCCCCACTTCGCCCTCGCGATTATACTCAAACGGACCACCGCGTGCGGTGCAGGACTGCCCGCCGTTGTGCGCTTCGGTCATAGGCCGCACAGTCTCGACGTAAGACATCCACGGTCGTGGAAGGCCCAGCCAATCCAGCGGAAACGACCGGTGCATGGTCACTTGGTCGCCCACCACATCGACCGAATGCGGATTGTAGGCAAGGCGTGATATCGGCGTGGCTTGAAATGCCACAACCGCGACGGCGGCCCATCCTATCCACAGCATTGAACGGTTAATCATCTTGTATCCCCTATGATGCTTAGAAGCCAATCCGCAAAGTTTGCGCCAAAGGCATAGATTCCCCAAAATATGCCAATTGGCGCGGCCAGCCACTTCACCGCCCCGTTTGTCAGCCAAAGCGTCATCTGGATTGACCGAACGATGCGGCGCAACAATCGATTCACCTCGCGATCTTCCTCCGTTTCGCATTTGCCCTCTAACTCTGTGACGCGATCCGCCAGCTTGGCAATCGCTGTTCCGTAATCATGTTGCGCCAAACCATCGGCCCCTCTTCAGGTAACGACACGTCATTGCGCGTCCCTAACGCCTGATTCAAACGCGCGCTGGTAATGCCCTTGTCCAAATACAGCGTTAATCATGCGTTGACCTGCGCCGCTTGCAAGAACAGCGTGTCCATTTGTTCGTCCGTATACCCAAGCAAGTGACCGAAAAAAGAGATATTCTGGCTTGTGCGGACCCAATCCGCCGCGCTGTCAATCACGACCTTTTCAGCCCACGTTGCGCCGTCGCGGTATGCTAGAACCTTGCCCCATTCAGCTTCGCCCAGCGTCAGGATGCCTTGCATCTGGCTACACGACATCTGTAGTCTCTGTAATTCAAGGCTAACTTCCTCAACTGGCATTCTTGGGATTTTGAATGTTAATCCGTCAAACGTTGCGCCAATCATTGCCGTATCTGTTGCCTCAACCCAGCCTAACGGTGCATCCTGACCGGCGGCGAGGTGCGCGACGTTGACCACTTTGCCGTTTTTAATTTGAGCAACCAGCATTAGTAAAACTCCGTAATTTTAATTAATCCGCCAGCACCCAAAGCACCGGCGTAGTTAGTGGTTACGTTACGAGACCCGCTCCCGCCAGCCCCCGAACCGTAACCAAGCCCTGCGCCTCCAACGCCAGAAAACATGGCAATGCCGCTTGCACCCAGCATACTTGACCCACCGTTAGATAGGGATGCATTCTCACCACCAATAACTCCACGCGGTCCCGATGGGTTGCCAGAGATGTTTAAGTCACCGCCACTAGACGTCCCACCAAGTGACCCTTGAGCTACGGCGTTGCCTGACGTTCCTGTCATACCAGCACCACCACCACCACCACCAGAACTAAGAGTTATGCTTGCGCCGTCTGTGAAGGTACTTGTGCCACCCGCGCCGCCGTCATTATCGCCAGCAACACCCGCCGCGCCTGCCGCGCCAACTGTGTAGGTGTAGGTCGCATTCGGGTCCGCAATTCTCTTTTGTAAATAGCCCCCTGCCCCGCCGCCGCCCGATTGCGCAACCGTGCCACTTCCTTGACCGTCAACGCCACCAGAACCACCGCCTGCGCCAAAGACCTCAACCAAAATGGCAATTGCGTCTGTTGGCGTGGTATAAGTGGCAGTCGCGCCAGACGTAAGCAAAGTAAAAGTCGGCGCTTTTAATAAAACAAACTCACCGCCGTCCTCTGCCGCATTGGCTCGGATGAACTGGCCAGCCTTACCTGTTAGCGCGGGCAAGTCACCCGCAAGCGCTGTGGCTAAAACACTGTCAGCAACGCCATTCGTCCATGTCCCAAACGCCACCAAGTCCGGCGCGAATTGCAGCGCCTGCCAGTCGAGAAACGCGTCAACATTCGTGTCAAACGCCGTCTGCGCCTGCCCCTTGTCTGGGATGGTTCCCATGAATTGTCTGATTACTGGCGTGGTCATAGCGTCTCCACTTCAAGCTGAACTTTTGTAATGCCCCGAACTTCGCTGACTGTCTGGCACGAGCTGACAAAACCATACGCCAAAAATTCGGGATTGTCATCAGGTCCGGCGAACACCGCCGCCACCCCGTCCAAGTCGTTTATCGTGCGCCAGAACGCATCGGCGGCGTACCCGTCAAGGTGGACTCTATAACCGACGCGTGACGCTGGCGTCCGGCGCAATAGCGATGTTAGCGTGCCCTCGGTTTTCTTGACCGATCGACTGCGTAGGCTGCGCGTGGACGACACCTCGACATCACCGTATTCATCCGCAATGCCCATGGCGATCGTGCTGACCGCTGCCGTCGATCCGGTGTTTGTGATCGTAACTACCACCGTTGATCCGATTGGAATTGCCAGATCAAAAATCACATAAGACCGCTCAAGCGATTGCGGCTTAAAAAACCAACGCCATAACGATCCGAGATACGGTGTGCCGTCTTTAACGTCATACGTCACGTCGGCCACGTCGCCCGTCGTGTCTAGCGTGCCGACGATTGTGATCTGAGTGGCACGCAGCCCAAAGAACGCCATAGCCGATAGCCGTGGCAGTCCGGTCAGCGTATATGTGATACTGTCCGCGCGTTCGGTTATGGTGTCAATCACGCGAAAATTGTCCGCACCGAATTGCAGATCAAACGCGGCGTAGCGATTGGCCGGACCTGCGTCAAACCATTCGGTGCTGGCCGCCAGCCCAGGCTCTTGCGTGGTGCTGGCCGCTGATACCTCGAACAACCGCTCACCCACCCGCGCCACGTCGCCAAGCGTATAGGTGCCCGCCGTCCATGCCGTTTCAAGCGCAACGTTGGTGCTGTCGATGTTGGCCTCCGTTATCGCAAAAGGCTCAATTATCCGCAGCGTCATAAGGTTTGCTCCACTGTAAATGCAAGCGTGTCGTCGGCAGCGTCTGCCCCGCGCCCGGTGTTGCCCGCCGTAATTTCGGACGTGGACACAAGTCGCTCCATCGACACATTAAGCGCCCGCAACTCCGCGCGCAACTCCGCATCCGATTGCTGGGGCGTGAATGCCTGACCGTTATTGGCCCGTGACGTCGCCCGCACAAAATCCTGACCGGTTGCGAATAGGTCCTCATTCAACATTGCGCGCAGGCTATCTGACAGCGCGTCCGCCGCAATGGCCGCGTCTTCAGCGGCAAACACTTGGGCCAGCAGCGCCTTGTTAAGCTCGTTTGTCGCGTCCATTTCGCGGGCGCGAATGCGGGCCGTCAACTCCTCGGTCTTGCCCTGCGCCTGCAATAACCGATCTGTTAGGCTCACGCGGTTGGCCGCGTCCGCCGCCGCAATGGCCACGCGGTTAGCCGCGTCCGCCGCCGCAATGGCCACGCGGTTAGCCGCGTCTTCAGCGGCAAACACTTGGGCCAGCAGCGCCTTGTTAAGCTTGTTTGTGGCGTCCATTTCACGGCCACGGATACGGGCCGTTAGTTCTTCGGTCTTGCCCTGAGCCTGCAATAAACGATCTGTTAGGCTCACGCGGTTGGCCGCCACCGCAAACAGCTCGTTCATGCTGGTGATGTGAGGCACAAGACTTGCCAGGCTGTCGCCCATGCGCGTAAATTCTTCTGTAATCGCGGCTTGCCGTGCGGCTTCGTCTAACCCCTTGAGCGACAACGTGAAGTCATGCGTGAAGCCGTCGAAAACATCAATGGAAACGCCAAGCGATTCAGTAGCACCGATCACGCTTTCACGAATGCCGAAGACTGCGGCCTGTAAGGGGTCGTCTTGTTCCTTCGACATTTCGTTGACGCTAGTTGAACGTTTCTTAGACAACCCCCAAAAACGCGACTTTTCGATTTCCTTGAACGATTGAAACATGGCGTCTTCCATGTCAATCGTTGCGCGGATTCCTTCGTCGATTGTTTTTGTCTTGGTCTTGAAGAATGATATCGCCGCCACCGCCAGTGCAATGTAAGGCACAGCCGCACCAATGCTCGCGCCGAGACCGCCAAGCGACGACGCCAGCGCTGACCCCTGCCCGCCAATCATCGAGCCGATGTTGGTGCCAAGGCTGGACCCCATCGAGCCAAACATGCCAGTTTTGCCAAAGATGCCCTTGCCCAGCATCCCGCCGAGACCGCCACCGCCGCCAAGCAAGCCGCCCGCCTGTGACACAGCACCAGACGCGCCGCCCCCACCGATGCCCATCGCCAGCTTGATAGGATTGGCAATGGCGAATTGAACCGCCTGCAACAGCGTGCTTTTGATGATGTCCAGCAGGCCCGAAAAGCCGTCTTTGAAGCCGCCGACCATGTAGTCGATCGCGCGGCCCATGCCGTCCATGAATGTCTGTGTGAAATTGTCGGTTGCGCCCTGTGCGTTTTCCAATTCCTCAGTGAGCTCCTGAACCGCAAGCGCATATGCCCCGTCCGACAGGCCTTCCAGCTTGAGCGCGTCAAGTTCAGCCATGCCGCGATTGTAAGCGCGCAGGGGGTCGGCTGCGTCCTCTAGGGCGCTGATTTGGCCTTGCAATGCATCGGCTGTTTTGTTGATCGCACCGGACGCACCGCCCACACCTGCTGTAGCGGCACTCGTTTCACGGATAGAATCGTTGTACGCCTTTGTCAGTGCGTCATTTGTCGTTTGGGCTGCGCTGGTTCTATTCAATGCCGCTATGTATTTATCAAGTTCTAAAGTTGCGGATGCCCTAAGCCCGTCAGGGGATGAAGGCCCAAGCGCCGACGACAGTTCTTCGCGCTTCGTCGCGATCAGGCCCTGAGTGCGCGCGTCAATAAGACTGTTACCCGCTTCAAGCGCCCTGTTTTGTGCCTCCAGTCCGATTGCCTCTATGCCGAGGTTGGCAGTTGAATTAACGAGGGCGGAAAGCGCAGATCCGGCTGCTATAAGGTTTCGCTCAAGTCCTGCCGCCGCCCCGGCCGCAGTGTTTAGGTTAGTGGTTACATCTTCCGTATTTTTGCCCAGCGTGACAGTAGCGCCGTCAGCATCGGCAAGATACGCCTTAAGAATATCAAGCTCAGCCACCGCTTTATCATACTCAGGCCCGACTGCACCGGCATTGGCGACAATCTCCTCCTGAACCGCTACAGCCGATTGCAGCTTGCCAATCCAATCATCGTAACTGGCGAGGTTTTCAGGAGATAGCTCAATGCCAGCATTTACGAGTGATTGATACGTCGCGATGACGTCGTTTGCTTGAGCTACAGTATTTGCAGCGTCCCGATATGCTTCTGATGTTTTGGCAAGGGAAACAGATTCTTGGCGGTTAGCCTCAATAGATCGCAGCGTCGTCTCGACCAGTGCGATTTTAGCTCCTAGAACATCATAGGAAACCTCGCCCATTTCCAGCAGTCGATTAGAAAGCTGCAACGCTTGACGCGCTTCTTGGTTCATGGCGTCCGCCGCCCGCAAAACAGCTTGCTCGACCGGATCGTGGGCAGTGAAGAACCCTGAAACACTCTCTGTCAGTGTAGTAAGCCCACGAGCGAAACCTGTGACCACAGTCAAAGCGCCGCGAAGCACCGCCGTCAGCCCAGCCTCGCCCAAAGCAATCGCCAGACCGGCCAGAGCGGATGCGGCAGCCAAGGCATCACCGCCAAGATTGTCGCGAAAGATTGCCGCGCCATCAGCGGCAGCGCCGCTCGCCGCTTCAATGGCCTCGCTGAAAGTATCAATCTTATTCCCGGCGTCGATCAGAACAAGCGCGCCGGACGCTGCCTCGCGCCCAAATATCTGCATCGCGTCGGCAGTGCTTACGCCTGCCGCACCTAACGCTTCCATTGCTTTTGACAGGCCAACAGTTTCGGGGTTTACATCAGCGGCGGTCAGTCCATACGCAGCGAGCACATCCTTGGCCTGCGTCGTCGGCCCGGCCAAGGATGCCAGCACGCCACGCAGGGCTGTACCAGCGCGCTCACCTTGAATACCAGCGTCGGACATAATGCCGATTGCCGACGCTGTATCCTCCAGGCTGATGCCCATTGCAGCTGAGATCGGTGCGACCGTTGCCATTGCGCCGCCAAGCTGGGTGACAGACGTATTCGCCCGCGTGGATGTCGCTGCCAATACGTCGGCAACCCGCGCGGCCTCTTGGGCATCTATGCCAAAGCCGGACATAATGTTTGACGCAATGTCTGCCGCAGTCCCAAGGTCCAGCGCGGCCACTGTGGCGAGATCCAGAACAGCCGGAATTGCAGCGATGCTTTCGGCTGCGTTAAAGCCCGCCATGCCTAGAAACTTGAGGCCGTCTGCCGCCTGCGATGCGCTGAATTCGGTTGTGCTGCCAAGATTTTTGGCTACATCCCGCAGTGCCTCAAGTTCAGCAGTGCTGGCCCGTGTGATTGCCGCAACTTGCGACATGCTGCTTTCGAATTCTCTGATGACGCTAATTGCAGCGCCGAGGGAAGCCAGAGCACCAACTGCCGCAGTTGCCGCTGCTGCCATAGCCCCAAATGCCGCCTTGGATGTTTTGCCCAGCTTGGTAGCTGCACCACCAGCCCGGTCGCCGGACTTAGCAAACTTGTCCAGATCACCGCTGGCCGTCCGCACGTCCCGACTGTCAACCTTCAGCCCGACCGATGCCATATCATCCATGCGGATTACTCCCTAAACGGCTGCGGCGTGTTTTTGCCATTCGACTCGAACAATTCACTGGCGTAAACCCCGCTCATTTTTTGCAGCCATTGCGCTTCGTCGCCTTCAAACCGCAGCCCTACATTTGCGGCCCACGCCTGAATTTCTAGATGGGACAGGGCCACCGGCCCCATCCCGCCCTGCATGACCGGCCCGACATCCATCAGCCATTCCGCAAGATAAGCGCGAAACAACAATTCAGGAAAGTCCGGTTCTTCATTTGCCCGCTCCAAAAAACTCCACCGCGTCTGCTTTATGTCCTTTGGCTGTGCGCATAACCAAGCGTGTTGTCGCGCCCAGAGACAAAGCGCCTCTAGGCTTGTGCGAAAAAATTGGCCCGGTCCTTCAAAAACTCAGTCACTTCGTCCAAGATCGACGGATATTTGCGGTAAATGGCAAACGCCGCTTCTTCCGAAAACTCGACAGGCTTGCCGTCAAGGCTGAGATTTTCCCATCCGATTGTTGCATCAACGGCAGCTTGGACAATCCCCTCTTGACCTTCATCAATCACGGCCCCGATTTGCGCCGGACTCATTTTGGCAAAGTCCATCTTGCCGCCGCGCCGCTTAAGAATATCCGTTGCGCGCTTGCGTGCCTTGGCCTTTGCTGCTGGCGCGTCCATGCCGATCAATTTCAGCCGCATAGGCTTGGACAAGTCGGGCTCACCGTCCTTGCCTGTAACGTAGGCTGGCGCGTCTGTGCGCAGGTTGGTCAAGTGCAGCCAAGCGCCTGCCTCTGCCGCTGATACTGAGTCAAAACAATCCATGGTTTGTGTCCTTTGGTTTGGGTTAAAGTCGGGGGGTGTGGTCAACCACGCCACGCCCCCCTAGCCTGCGAGGAGGTGCAGGATTACGGTGCGGCGACCTCAACGTCGGCGCGCGTGAACTCGATATTGCAGCTTGCCATGTTGACCGACCCGACCGACTGGCCGCGCGGGAACGACATGACTTTGCCCATGATATAACGAATCGTGCCGTCGCTGCGCGTCTCGCGGAAGCTGATTTCATCCTTGGACGCCAGCGCAGCAAGCAAGATGATCTGGCCAGCGTCGGCGGAGTCATAACCGAGCGGGATAGTGATCGAACCGTAATTCAGTTCGCCGTGGAATTTGTTCACGATGCCAGTCTTGAGCGGCGTGAACGTGACCGCAGAATAGGCCGCGCCAAACTCGGGAACTTCGGATGCTTCGCCCACTTCGGTCCACGTCAGCGCGACGTATCCGTCTGCGTCAAAGGTTGCTGGGGTAGCTGCCGAGACGGACAAAAACCCGCCGATGCCTTCAGTAAGTGCCATGATATTTTCCTTTCATGGGCGTGGATAGGCGGGATGCCTACTTCTTGACCGGGACAAGACCCGATGTAAATTCAACCAGAACTTCACCACCGGCTTCGGTAGCGCCCGTCACCGTGCCGGAATATGTGACGCCATTGGGCATTGCAAAATGCAGGACATCGCCCTTCTCAGGCACGTCGCCGTTGTAGATCATGGCGGGTGTCGTGCCGGTCGGTGTCGGCATTGTAACGATACGCGCGCCGGTTATAGGACCAGCCTTTGCGCGGTGTGTTTTCTTATCCATATTTAAGGTGTCCTTTGAAAGATTGCGCGGCAACGGATCGACACGTTTTTGCGAAAATATGCGCCGTCGATTGCGCCCGGCTGTGGGTCGCCCATATCTGTCACCTGAATTTGACCGTCTCCGGCGGATAGTATCAGGTCGATAGGGAATTGGTCAATGATGCGCTGCGCTTGGTCATCGGCTTCATCTTCAAAGGTGCTTTCCCGCACAAAGACCGCAACAAACAGGCGAACAGTCATCAGGCTTGACTTGGACAGGCCGAAACGCTCAGGCGGCGTGGTGGTAAAATATGCCAGCCAATAAGGCGGATCCGGCGTGACGTATTGCAGCGACGGCGTGTCATAAACACCCGGCGCATTTTCACCCCAGACGATAAGCGGCGCGGATGGCGTGGCGGCCAAGCGTGTGCGCAGGGCGGCTTTGATGTCTTTGTGGTTCATCCGACCCGCGCCTTTGCTTTTGCAATAGATGCCCGCACAATCGCGGGCCATTGATCGACGGCGCCCTCGACAAAGTGCGCGCCGGGACGGCCATTGCGGCCATTATTGACTGGTCGCGCATATGGAAATTCGCTGTTGCCCCAAGTAAAGGTTGCCAGATCGCCGCCCTTCATTTGTGGAGCAACCAGAATGTGCGACGCCTCGCCCTCAGCGAACGCCCCGCCAGCGATTGACGATTGCAGGCTGTTGCGCAAGTTGCCTGTGATAACCGGCATCCGCCCGCCCTTTTCCCGTGGAACTTGTGCCACGGCGATGACGGATTGCCCAGCGTCTTGTAACACTGCGTCAATCCGGCGTTCGGTTTTTTTGGTCCACTGATCAAGCGTGGCGAATGTGTATTGCACCATCAGGTCAACCTCGCAAAGAAGTCGATTATGATTTCCTCGTAGCACCGACAATTTATGGTTTCTTCGCCCGGCGCGCCCATACTTGAATCGCCGGGATACATCATTTGAAACCCACCAACCGTGAACGCCTCGCCCTGCGCCGCTACCTGACCGTCTGCCGCAGCGTGTGTCTCGCGTGTCTTGCCGTCGCCCGTGGAATCCCAAGCCCTAACCACGTCCTGCGCCTGAACATCATTATTCGGGTTTTCGATCAACTGGTCCAGCGCCTCTTGCCGCCCTGCGTTCAGCGCCTTGATCGTTTCAGTCCGTGCGATGGTTTCGCCGCGTTGCCGCAATAACTTGTTCGAGTATTGCTGCGCCATGCGGTCAATCTGCGACTGCGGACGCCCCTCGGCCAAGAGTTTGGCGCGATAGTTTTGCACCCATCCGGCCTGCCTGCTGTGCAGCCCCACCAGCCCGCCTTGACGCTTGCCGTTGACTACGCGACCGCCAATGTCCAGCGCGGTGCGCAGCGGCCCCTCACCAGCCTCAAGCCCGCCCCGGATCGTTTGGGCAATCAACACGCGGGTATCGTCCACCACCTCAGTCACCAGCCGCGCGCCCAGGTCCCGCGCGATCCGCTCGGCCCGCTCGTTCCGGCCCCCGTATGATTGCACAATACGGCTGGCAATCGGCGCGCGGCGGGTGGCGTGTTGGAATGCGCCCATCTGGTAAGTGCCGCCCGCGATCATGGCCGCCGTAATTGCCGTATCGGTGCGGAACAGATCGGCGGCGTCAAAACGCAGCGCACGAAACGCAGCGTCCACATCACCGCGCCCGATAGCTTCCTCAAGTGCCTGCATGTCAACACCGGCCCGCGCCTGACGCATCGCCGCGACAAACTCCGACTGGACGCCAGGCCATGTCTGGTCCAGCAGCTTCAGGAAATTTTGGCGGGTGTCGCGGGTTGTCATGGGTATTTCACAGGCGACCGACCCGACGCTGATCGTCGTCGTCAAAGTAATGCCTCTGCCCATTAACCCCGTCTAAAATCTCAACGTCCCTGAGATCGTAACCGGAAAGCCCGCCCAATGAAATTAGCGCATCTTCAATCGTTGCATGCGCGCTAGTGCAGTCGCCCAAACCACCCGAACATTCACCTTCATCTGCGCTACCTGACTTAAAAACGAAAAACATGGCATTCTCCTTCGGTTGTTGTGTCGCGGGTTGTCATTCCTGGGCCAAGCAATCCATGCACAAGATCAGCGCATCTTCCGGGCTGAACCCTTGCGCGATGCTGGCATCATAATGCAGACGGCGCACTGCGGCAAGCAACGTCGCTTTACGGGACTCTATGTCCAGTGCGGCATGGGCGGCGGCAAACATCGCTTCAGTCTTGGCCGCGTCCATCATACGCTTGGCGGTGTCGGTCATTTTGCCACCTTCACCAGCCACGATATCACATAGCCCGCCGAGTCCATCACGATGACTTCCTGCACGGGCCAATTTATGCCGTCGATTGTCAGCACGTCCGACGTGCTAGGGGTAATCGTCACGCCATCATTGACCAGCGAATAGACCAACTCACCCGCACCCAATGCCAGCCCGGTCCGCTGCGTGTATGCCTTGGCGGCGGGCTTGGCCGTGAATGTGTGAACCACTGGCGCGCCGGGTGTGGGGTTCCATGCTGGGCCTGTGGGTTCGCCGGGACGGCTGATCGTGACAATCGGCGCGCCCGTACCGTTGCCCGCCGCAATGCCCGCCTCATCATAGGCCAGCGCGACTTCTGCGGCAATGGATGCACCAGCCATTATGCGCGCTCCAAAAATGTCGTGCTGCCAGAGGTAAGATACGGGCGCAACAGGTCCATTGCCATACTGATGACCGGACGGGATGCCTCAACCGTGTTGGGGGCTGATTGCAGCGTCCATCCCAGATCGCCAACGGTTGTCAAAACCTTCTTGCCGCTCAGTGTCACGTCAGGCGACAGCGTGCCCTCGGACGTAATTTCAGCGCGCGCCAAAACCATTTGCGCTTGTTTAACCACATCGGGAATCGTGCCAAGGAAAAGCGGGAATGTGGAGGCGTTCCAATCCAGCGCGCGAAGGTAAACCCACGCCCTGCGCAAGCCGACTTCCTTGGCCGCGTCAGTGCCCGTAACCGCCAATGTAAACAGCGCGGCTTCCAGCGTCGTGAATTCAGCAGCCGTAATATAGCTGTCGGCACCCGCTACGCCCGCGCCTGTTTCGATTGTTACGGCCATTTTGAAACACCCTTATGATCAGCTTATGAAAGGGGGCAAGTCGCCCCGCCCCCTCGTGAAACTGATCAGCCCAGAAGTGTAGCGATGTGATCAGGCTGCACCGCCTTGAAGCCCCAAGCAAGGTGCAACTCCCAAGTGCGCTGGCCATACTGTGCAATGTCCAGCAGCAAATAGGTCATACCCATTCCGTCGGAAATCAACGTTTGGCTGATCACCGGGTTGGCGGGCATGACAGGCGGGCGCATAACGCCGACAATGGCAGAACGCTCGAAGGCAAGGTTCGGAGTGTATGCCGCGCCTACGGTCAAGTCCACACCATCAGCAAGAGACGCCCGCAAACCCGGCTTGTTGAGTTGCAATGTGCCAGCCCCTGCAATACCAGTGCCGACCACATAGCTGTTTGTATCACCCGCAAACGACGCAATATCACCGGGGAGGATCGTGCCGGAACCAGTATCAACCGCAACGCCAGTAACACCAGCTGCAAAAGTGCCGTTGGTATCATATGATGCGTTGGCAGTGCCGCGCGTGTGAACATCAATACCCGCACTCGTGCGCATATTGAAGCCATACTGACGGCGCAGGATACCCGACCGGCGCTCTTCGTCCGACCCGGCAATGCCGGCGTCAAGCACAACGCCCAGCTTGAGCAGGTTGGCCTCGGACGTGGTGTCACCCACGAATTGCAGATCGGCCATTGGTGCGCCGTTGTCCCGCAGGATTTTGCGCACGTCAGCCAGTGGAGTCAGTGCGGATGCAAACGGGTTGGTAGCAGCGGTGCCGGACGCACGGGACGAACCGACCTTGATTGCATTGACGCAATCGACTTCGGCTTCATTCCGCAGGGTGCGCATCATTTGCGCAACCATTTGACGGATCCACTCGGCTGATGTTGCGCCGTTGTCCAGCGACCGGAGCTGTTCGCCGGTCAGATGCATACTGGCCATGCGCGACTTGGTGATTTGCACCGTGACTTCGCTTGCAACAGCGTCGGCACCCTGAGCGGCAGTAACGCCAGGCACAAAGTCAGATGCGGCTCTGATGGGCGCGACGGTAACTTTCACGTCATCGCCAACGGCCACGCCTTTGCTGTCAAAGGTCATGTTGATCGCATCAACAGCGCCGAATGGCTCCGCTGATACTTGCTGAGCCGCCGAAAATAGGATCGGCTCCAGGGCAGTCAATGTGTTAGCCATCTGGCTTTCCTTTCAAGATTTACCCCGACCTTATGGCGAGGATATTGTTATTCCACCTTGACGCCCGGATTGGCCTTGTAAAAAACGGCCTTCTCCTGCGGCGTCATCGTTTCGAGTTGTGAGGCTGCGATAGTCTTGCCGCCCCCGTTCTGTGTTCCAGACTGTGCCCCGCCACCTTGCGGCTTTGAGACGAACGCCTTGCCTTCGCTGTTTGCCCAGCCCTTGACGAAATCGCCCAGAACCTTCGGACCCATGCCGGTATCAACGTATGCGGTGCCATCTTCGCCCAACTTGACCATTGGGGCCAGCTTGGCAGTCACCGCATCGAGGAACGCCGGTTCAGTCACGCCCGCGCTTTGCAGCGCAGACTTTAACGATTGATCCCGTGTCACCCCCGTATATTTTACCTCCCACTCGCCCGCTTTGGCTGTTGCCGTTGCAAGCTGTTCCTCAAGCGCAGTCATTTTCGCCTGCGTAGCGGCTGTGTCAGGTGCGCCTTTTTGCAACTCGGCAATATCGGCTTTGAGTTTTGCCGCTTCGCTCTTTGCCGTGTCCTTGTCCGTTTTGGAACGAGCATAGGCATTGCGTAAAGTGGCAACATCGGGGTGATCATCCACACCTTCGATCTGCAAGATGAACTTGCCATCGGTTTCGGTGTAAAATGACTGGATTGCGTCATCGACGCCTTCAAGGGATTCTAGAACAGTTTTTAGGGGCATCGCCCGTCTCCTTTGCCATCGGCATTATGGGGCATTATTGCCCAGATCGCCAGGATTATCAATCCTTGCATATTCTTCTTCGGCTTCAACCTCAGTAGAAAACAATCCGCCGCGCTGTCCAGCCGCGTGGTAACTCTCCCAAGACATGCCGCCTTTGTCATAGACGTCAAACAGCTTGGCAAAATCAGTAGCTGACATTGTTTGGTCCAGCAAGTCCTCTGGTGGCGTCACGATGACTTGTTCTTCTGGCAAGCCCATAATCATTGCGACATTGCGCAGGCTCTTTTCCAGCAACATGCACGACGACTGCGCAATGCTTGTGAGGGTGGCGGTCTCGGATGCAAACCGCAGTTTGCGCGCCTCGCCACTTTCCTGCACTCCTGCGGATTGTTCCAGCAGCCGTGCGCCAGCCATAACAGCGGCCTCGCGCTGGTCCATCATTGCCATCTTGTGCGCATCGATCCCGATGCACGACGGCGACACATATCGCAGATCAGGCATCTGGCCTTCGCCGCCCGTCATCTTGTGAACAACCCCAGCGCCTACCGTTGTTGGCGCTTCACCGTTGACAGCCAAAAGCGTTTCCTGCCCGGACATATAAAGCTGATGCCGGTAGTCTGCCGATAGTTGATAAATAGCAATCGCCGCGTTTGCGACACCGATCAGGGGCGGGGCCTCAACGCGGGGCGATAGGTCAACTGCATTGCCGACCGCAAACGGGATGCGTTCAAGGGGCGATCCACCCCTGCCACGCACCACAATAGGTTCGCCTGCCTCCAAATCACCAGAGAATACAAATGGCGTGTAAAGGCCATTGTCAACAGTCAGCAGGCGGTATCGCTCCATTTGCTGCCATGCAAACCCGTCCCGCACATCGCGGCTTTCGTCCAAAACCCAGAAGTCATGATCCCAGTTGATCAGCAAATCGCGCGGGAAGCCGACTAGATATGGGTCGCCTCCCCCTTCGGGCGCGTCGGTCAGAACGGCAAACCCGCCAATGATCAGCATTTCGCGCGTAATACGCCGATGGAACGCCTCAAGGGGTAAACCCACACCGTCCGCGTTTTCCCATAAAAACATCATCGCGTCAGGCATCTCGATCTTGATTTCGCGCCCGTGGATGATGCCTATCATGGCTGAAATGGAGGGGGCGAGAATTGCGGGAAACTGTGCGCGCCCCTTATAGGCTTGATACATTCCAAGTCCGGCGTCAGCTTGTGCCTTGAAGCCACCAGGCATTGCCAGGTATAACTCACCCGTTGATTTAACCTGCGCTTCGCCGTCCATACAGTCGCGCATCCGCTTCCACTCGGCAAAACGAACGGCAGTCATGGCCGGATGGTATGTGCTGACCGTTGCCATTCACTAATATCCTTGCAGCGTTTGTGTGACGGATGTGGGTTTTCTCATGGCGGAAATCAACGGTTCAACTGCATATCGCACAGCATCCCATCCGTGGTTATGCGCGTCAATAATTTTCGTGCCCACATCGCCTGCATCATTTACCTTATAGCTGTAAAGCCGCGCTTCCTGTTGCATATTAACACATTCTGGATGAATTACAATACGCGCAAAGCTGCGAAGGTATGCAACGCCGTCCTCGATGCTGCCCGGCCACTTGCGCACCGATGCAGCTAGGGGCAACCCGTGTCGTTTTAGGTGGCTGATCGCGGCGGGGCTGGCGCTGTCCCATCGGCTGAGTTGACGCTCAAAGCCGGGAATGGCTGATATGACGGCAGATGGCGTGTCGTCATATTCCAGTCCCTTGCCGAACTTTTCACGCCGGATCCAGATATCCGGGCCGCTGAGCCAGACCTCAACAGCCGCAGTCGGGTCTTGCGAATAGCCAAAATCGCCGCCGAAATATGGCCCGTCCCATCCTGGGCCCGGGTCAAACTCCTCCACATGCACTTTGCCGTGAAACACCTGCGCATTGCTGTTTTGCAGATAGGCACCATCCCAAACGTGGGCATATGTGCCAGGGTCTAGGCGCTCTTGCTCTCGCCTGCGCAGCTTTTCCAACCCTTCAGGGAAAAAAGGATTGTCGGCCCAATTAACTTCGACCACGATTGCGGAGTCGGGCGGGTTTTGCCGGAACCGCTTGTCAACTGGGCTGGATTCGTCGCGGGGGTTCCATAGCGCCCAGATTTCAGACTTTGGTTGTCGGAATACAGTGGCTTCTAACGCCAGCCAACCGCTTTCTGGTATATCCTCGGCTTCCTCGATTATCGTCAGGTCGATCTTGGCCAGTGATTTGATCGACTGCTCGTTGCGGCGCAGTCCCCGGAATATAAACTCCGTGCCATTCGCGCCCCTGATGTAATCAACCCCGACATCGTAATGTGCGGCAAGGAATGGTGTGGCCTCGATTGCGGATTTCAATTCAGCGTGAAAACTTTCCTTGATGCTGGCCTGAAACTCCCGCACGCAAAGAATTCGCATTCGGTCAGCATATCCCCAGACTGCTGCCAGCAGGGCCGCGCTGTATGATTTGGCGGATCCACGACCCCCAAACAATGCACGATAACTGACTGACCCGCGCGGTGCTGCAAAAACAGGAACCAGATTGGGGGGGAGGCGTATGCTAGCGGTCGTCATCTGGCTTTGCGGCCTCAATCACAATGCGCGAGGGTGTCATGCTGCCGTCCTCTGACACATGGTTCACGTCGGACGTTTCGCGCCACCGGGCGCGCGTCTTGAGCCAGAACGTCATTGACGCAGTGTCGCCCGCCTTGGCTTTATTGAACAGCGCGCCGCCGATTGTGGCGTTTGCTTTCGCCATAGATAGATCTAACTCGTCGCGGTAATACTTGCGCAATGTCTTTTTGTCGATGCCTATCACGCGGGCAATCATGGCCTGTGTCGTGCCGACCGTCGCGTGAAGCTGGACAAGCTGGCGCTGCGCATCTGTCGGCGCGTGAGGGGGCTTGGTGCGAATTGTCATGCGGCAAATATAGCGCGGGTAATTATTGTTGACAAGGTGCGAACGGATGGCCCGTCGCCTCAAGGGTGGCGGTCTGGCCGGTGAAGTTTTGCCAGCGTTGGATTATCACGTCGCAATATTTGGGGTCGAGTTCCATCATCCGGCAGTCGCGGGCGGTCTTTTCGCAGGCGATCAGGGTTGAACCGCTGCCGCCGAATAGGTCAAGGATGCTGTCTCCTGCCTTACTGCTGTTTTCTAACGCGTTCGAAATTAACGTAACCGGCTTCATTGTTGGGTGCAGGCCTTCACGCTCAACAGGATACCGCCATAGCGTTTGCTCGTTTGCCGCCCCATACCACGCCGGAGAAGATTTAGATTTATGGCAATACAGAAACGCTTCATAATTTGGTTTATACTGCGCACCCATTGCGTGAAAGCCTACGTTTCCCTTATCCCATATAAGCCAGTTTCTTATTTCAAGCCCGGCCCCCTCAACGCCCGTCATCGTTTCGTCAGCGCGATTTATACTAAAGAAAATGTAAAATGCTGCGCCACCCTTTGCTGATGCGGCTGCACAGACTAGGCTTTCCCGAAATAAACCTTCCAGATCATCCCCGCGAAGGTCGTCTGCCTTGATTACCTGTTGCGAATCCTTGCCGCCACTTTTTCCATTGAAGAACATCCCGCCTTTGCGTCCAGAATAACTTACCCCATAAGGCGGATCGGTAAACACCATATCAGCCCGCTGCCCATCCATCAGCCGCTCCACCGCGTCAATGCTGGTCGAGTCACCGCACATCAGCCGATGCCGCCCCAGCAGCCACACGTCGCCCAGAACCGTCACGGGCACGGCAG